ATCCGGCACATTTGGCAGCACGTTAATCGCATGCGGTTCGTGCGCTCGCTTGCTCATTTTCTTGATAGGATTTTCGCGCAGCTTCTGTGCCAGTCTCACGAATTTGTAATACTGTCTGGAGAGAGAAAAATCAGTTACGCATCATGTGCTTGTAGTTTATCATGTGCTCAATCGGTACGCAGTTTTGAGATGCGAGCATGTGATCCGCTTTGCAACGAGGCATAACGGTAGGAGGTTTTTCGTCCACATACACCACGACGTTGTGGGGTACTAACTCACCTTCAGAATTTACAAAAGGTTCAACCCGAATCACTTGGGGATTTCCGTCAGCTAGATCTCGAACCCAGACGTGGGTTTCTACCCATTTCTTGGGGAACTCTTCCATCTCAAAAAGTTCGTCAATCTCCATGCCGAAACTCCTGTAGAGCTTTCATCATAACAAGAAACTCTTCGAAGGTGAACCGATTACTTTTGGTCTTGTTGCACGCGATAACAGCAGACCACAACGTTGTCCTTGTAATAACCTTTGGAATTATCTTTACGATCGAGATTGTAAGCATCCGTAACGGGCACGTATCTCAGTTACCGCGTAAAACTCGAAGTCGCAGTAAAACATCTGCGTCAATAGGGTTGACGTTATCCAGAATGCACTCAGAAGCTATGTTTGCCATACGCGGAATCACGCCTTTGCGTATGGCACCAGCGGACAATCGGATTAGAAGACTGCGGGTAACGGCAGTTCCTACTCCCTCCGAGAATGCCCGCCAGTTGTAGGCTTTGCGCGAATTCAGAGAAGAGAGGGCTGTAGCTAATAGGGCTGTTTCAAACGTGAAGGAATTTCCCAACATGGTAGCAGCGCGTTCCATAGCTGCTAAATCCGAGACATGCAAAATGAATTTATGCCGGTTGCAGTTTTCCAAGACACGATATTCGGCCTTGGTCCCTTGCCAGCGCACTTCTACCGGGTCTTGTACGTCGGCCAGGACCGGGGCTAGTTCAAGGATAGAGGGACCGGCGTAGGACGGATTGACTTTTATGTCTACCATCTGGAAGCTATTTGGTATTTGACTTCCGTCGTCGCGCCGTGCGGCATTACCATGCTCCTGTTTTGCCCTCGTCGTACCAAAGACGGGCGGAAAGTATGTCACAGCAGTGACAGAACGCGGCCAACTCTCCCATGGTACGCTCTCCGGGAGAATACTCGGAATCGGGAACACCTTCGACATAGGCCAGGGCGTTCCATTGTGCGTCTGATAGTTGTATCCCGTATTTGCGGATCAACTGGTTTCGGAACTCTTTACGGAATTGTTTGGAGTTCAGATTGATTTGAACCCCACCTTGATTATAGTGAGACAACGGCTCAAGCTGTGCCCAGGAACCAATGGGAGTCCCGGCATCTGGAAATTGCTTGAACGGCTTTTCCAGGTCGTGGAGGAACAAAACCTCTAATGCGTGACAGCGGGCAAATGGTAGCCTTCTTGGGCTGGTATCGTACAACCAGACAGCAATGTTTAGGCATTCAACTATGTGAGCGAGGTACCCACCTTCCCAAGCCTGATGATTCTTAGATGAACCCATCGCAGTCGCCATCAACTTGCGATGATCGTTAAGCAATTTCATCAGTTCTTCAAAATTGAGGGCTGACATTTCTTTCATCAAGGAGTGCAGATCGTAATACTTGTGCTTGGAGAAAGATCTGTCGGGGTACTTGTTGTGTGACGCCTCCGGGCAATCCTCGTTGTGTGGATGACCGGAGTACGTGCAACCATCACAGCTGATATGACCTATCATACGATATCTTCTCCTTCATCCAAGAACTGCAGCCGCTTGCGCGGGGTAGCTGGGACGTCAGGGTCGGGGACTGAAAGATCCACGGGAGGGGTCAACGGCGGTACCTTCAACGACGGCGGGGCGGTTAAGGACACTGCCTTCTCCATGAGCTCTACTATGGTGCCTTCTACCACCTTACCTGTTTCAGTAACTAAAGTTCCAGGTGGCGTGGAAATGACCTTATAATCGGGATCATTCTTAGCAATTTCGCAATGCGCTCTTAGTGCGTCCCGTTCATTTGCCGGTATGAGATCAACTGTTGCCGGCGCTGGGTCCAGGCTGACGTCATCTTTCTTTTGACCACGAACCACCGGCGCTTTCCCAGTGCAATCCGCTTCCCAGGCATGCCGGTAGCCTTCTTCGGCATGGAGTTTGAACATCACTTGATTGGTTCGAATGCGATGGCTACAAACTTCGCAGTGCAGTTTTCCTAGGCCATCAGTTTCAGTTCGTGCAAAAGTAAGAGCATCCGGGGGAGGGGTAAAGGTGAGGGCGGGTTTATCCGCTTTCTTAGCCACAATTTTCTTGGTTTCAGTTACTTCCATAGCACCCGGAAAGACATCGGTTAAAGACACTGGCTTCGCCTTCTCGTCGTCATACACTGGCGTTACAGGCTTCGGGTCACCAGTCTTAGCGAAAACACCTTTGATTTCAGGAACAAAGTGCTGGCTAGGTAGGTCGGTTCTGTCCATCGCGATTTCGTGTTGATGTCTTTCTATACCGAAAAGAATCTTTAGGGAATCAGCAGAGTAAGGCGGCGTAGTTTCTACTTCCGGTTCGGCATGGGGAAGAACCGATAGGATCTCGGTTATCTTTTCCATAGTTTCGGGGGAGGGCGGCGGTGAACCGGCTAACCGGCCATTGGCCAGGACATCGGCCATAGCTTCTTCGAAAGTCGTTCCTTTGTCGTGGACTTCGCCAAGTGCATCTTCTGGTAGCTTGCTTACAAAACTCGGCCCCTGTCCCGGTAATGGCTTGAATTCTTCTACATCATCCGGGACGAACGTCCCTACCTTCGGACTCTTGCTTACGAAATCAGGGACGTCATCGTCTGGTTCTTCTTCAAACTGCCGGGTGACAAGTTGGTCCGAGCGATCGGGTGCTTCGCCAAAATTTGGTAGCCCGCTTGTCCAGGAAGCGTTGGCTTGGTCTTTGCCCAATTCGAATTTCGCTTGCTGGGTCTTCTTGAACAGCTTAATTTGGTCGCCTTGGACCTTTACGGCCTCCAACAAGGAATTTACTTCTACATCCATATTTTCCATCAAGCGGCTAAACTCGGAAGCGGCTAAGTCCTTGAGCTGGTTGGACGGGAACTTTGTGCTGTTCTCTTCCAGAGCTTCCCCGGCTGCCAACGTGTACCAGGCGTTAAATGCTGCGTTCAATCTCTGGATTCGGGATACTGCATTACGGAGTTTGGATTGGTAATGTATGACTTTACTGACTATGCGGTCGGCATCGTCTTGAACCTTTTCCAGACCCTTGATAAGTTGCATGATGTATTGATTTTCCGTGCCACTTGGGACTTCATTCCTTAATTCGAGGCGCGGAATGTCGTCTATTTCTTTTTGCAGCCTGAGGTAGTAATCGTCAAAGGAGACAGTTTCCCCATTGGTTCTATAACGAAGACTATCCCGGAGGATTTCAATCTGGGACAGCACGTAGCTGCCCGCTAAGAGGTTTTCGGCTTTCAGGCTGTTTAGAACGTCGGTTACACGACTCATGCTTCAACTACCCCTTTGCGCAAATGTTTCCTCACCATATCCAAACGGAGCTGGGTGTTCTGAAGAGCGATTTTGAATTCCTCTGCCTTAATGACACCAGTAGCAAACCGCGTTCCTAACATTGTTTTCCAAGCCGCAAAGAAAAGGTCTAGGCTGTCGTCTACAACGGAATTGATCTCAGTAAAAGGGAGCGGATTTGGATAATCGGCTTTCAAACAGTGAAATGATTCGGTCCCTTTACCGTAATCCTTGTCAGCGAACTGCACGCTGATGGTGATTTCCTTGATACGGAGATCGCTCATAGGAACTATAATACTGCGCTCTTATTGGCACCAGGCGTTTGATAAAGTGCCGTCGGGAAACAAGGTGAGTTTGCGGCTGTAGGATTGCTCGTGAGCTTTTTCGTTTTCTAAAAATCGAACCCGGTAAACGGGATTGGCTTCGATCCATTCTCGCATTTTGATAAGCTCATCAGCTGGAGGTAAGGCTTTCACGTCTACGTTGTCGTCGGCATCGCGCAGAGGCCAAGAGGCAATGGACTCCACATGAAGGAAATCTTGTAGATAGCGTACCACTTTGCTAAACTCTTTACAAGTGGGAATAGCCCCGCCGTTGAGGAGTAGGTTGACGCGAACTTTAAGGTTGGCTCGGTGGATCCGGTCCACGATACGATAAACGGGCGGGTACTTTGGAACTCCGAAATAGTAAGCGTTCGTTTCCTCGTCGGTGCTATGGAGAGTAAGACGTATGCCAGTGAGGCCCAATGCTTTCCAAAGAGGGAGATATTCCCAGCAAAACTCAGAATTGGTGCCAAGGAGGATGCCGTTCGTGTAGAGATTGATCTTCTCAAAACTAGGACGCAATAAGAAAGCTAGCTCTAGAGCCTTGGTGACCGCTTTGGGTGAACAGGTAGGTTCGCCACAGCCGGTGATGGTAAGGGACCGGGCACCCTTCTCGTAACACGCTGCCATGGTGCCTGCGATCAGTTCTTCGTCTAATTCGCCATCGACTTTAGGGGCATACTTTCGAAGATGAAGACCAGCACAATGGGCGCACTTGGCGTTGCATTGACCAGTGCCAACGAATATCGAGAGGCTGTCTAATTCGGGCATTTTGACCTTGATTCAGCGTGGTAGGCCCAGTACAATTTTCATCAACTTTCTTTCATTTCATACAAGCCACGTCAACGCATGCAGAGAGCGCCGGAACGGATCCAACTGTAAGCAACTGTGCCGTCCTGGAACACAACCAGCTGCCGAACGTAATCCTTTTTGGGATCATGTCGCGTAACGTAATCGGTGTACCGAACGATGTTCCCGTCACGGTAGTCGTACACTCCACCACCCCAAACGTGACCATGACAGAGTTTTGCGTTCTTGTGCAGCCACCGGCGTATCTTAAACAGGTTCCACCAGGACGGCGTGTACTCGTTCCGGCTGCCATCCGGGTTGCCCAAAGGCCAAGTCGTGATGTTAGTGATCCCATCACCGTAGATCAATTTCTCGATGGCTCGCTTGTACTCTAGCGGGTCGTCTATCCCGTCTTTTCGTAGCAGGACAGTGGCTCGGACTCCGACGCCGTGGTACTCGATGTTCTCGCGGAGGTCATGGTAGAAGGGATACATCTTTAGACCATAGATTTTGGCTTGCTCCCGCTCGGACGCGGCGTGGATCGAGATAGCAACGTTGGTTAATCCCAGCTCTCTCCATTTTGGTAACCAGGTCTGGCAGAACTTCCTGTCACCGAATAAAATCCCGTTGGTGAACAGATTGACGTTGGGGAAATACGCTCCCTGCTGGGCACATTTGTAATGGTAGACTTCCAATGCTCTAGTGATGCTCCAAGGTGAGCAAGTAGGTTCCCCGCTGCCGGTTAGGGAGAGGGACCACCCACCGTACCGGGCGGATAGTTTGATAGCGGCTTCCAGGTTCTTTAGGAAGAGCGAACCGCTATCCTCAGCTTGGGGACGAAGGTATTTGCCCGCGCAAAAAGAACAGTTTGCGTTGCAAGCCGAGGAGCCGACCAGCGCAGACACGGAATAGACTCTTTCGATACAAGCCATTCAGTCACCTTTGTTGAAATAGGTTTTCGCTTCGGCAGCGAGTGACTTGTAGTACCGTACCTTCATACGGATGTAGTAGTACACACCCCACGCGCCAGCGCAACAGAAGGCGATTATGAAAAGCCAGATCAGCATAGTGATTAGTGTATCCATTTGTCCCTCACCGTATCAGTGTTGCTACGGACTTTCCACTTTCGTATCCCTCTCCGTAGCCCGCAACAAAGCCAAACTGGTAAGAGAGGAATCCGACTATGATCGGGATTACAACCACGACCACAAACATTGCAACGATTCTCCACATAGATCACCCCTTATGGGTAAACTCGATGTCGAAATCGAAAGTCACGCCAGGGTACTTGGTCTTCAAAGCAACCTCTTTGGCGTTGATACGCTTGGAATTCATGAAGTAGCACTTCGCGTTTGGAAGTTTGAACTTCACCCGCGCAATCACTTCAACTTTCGACGAGCAGGTTGAATCTTTGATACCAAGGTCGGCCATCACGTCGCGAGCTTCATCAGCGGCAATGAGGGAAAGATCTTCTAGAGAAGTTTCGGTTTCCATACACCCTCCTGATTAAATCTACGGACGGAGGGGGTCTTTCGGTTAAGATTTAGAATGAATGGAATCTTTTTGGAAAGCCCGCCGTTCAGCGAGTACACTTTCTCGAAATCCAGAATTCTCCCAAAGGGATTTAATCGCAACAGATAGTTTCACGCGATGCTCCGGTGACTTGGCTCTATTTCGTCCAGGCGTGGACAAGCGGGAGGATATAACCCCAGTTTCTCGCAATTGTTTGAAGAGAGCTCCTATGATTTTCATCTCGTCGAAAGTATAGACATTGCCCTTGATACGGTTGCATTCCCAGCAACAAGACACACAATTATCCTTCGAGTATTCTCGATCACTTTCCTTACGATCAAGATTAGTGGCACCGCTTGTCTTCTTCGTCTGTCGCTCAACCCAAACCAATTCTTTGTCACAATACTCACAGGTTTTCTTCGAAACAAAATGAAGAAGATCCTCGTAAGAGAGGTCTACTTTAACTCCCCGGTCTTTGCACATACCCCGGAGGCTGGTCAGAATGTGCTCATACGGTCGGAGCTGAGTTGTCCACCAATTGTTCTTATTCGCGCAAGTTAGACATTTTCCCGGAGTGTCATTCTCCCTCATGAAATCTGGGCGGCGGGTAATCTCTTTCCCGCAATCCGGGCACAGGAACACATACTCCGTGTTGTGTCCGCCACGTTCGATTCGTATGGCTGTAGTTGGGTCGATCATCTACCATTTATCCGCAAAGTCTTCTAAGTTGAAATGACTGTTCTTCCTGGGTTTCTTCGGTTTTTCAAAAGACATCTTGTAATCCTCTTTTTGATCCTGAGATCGAGAAATTAGATCCCCAGTGAGGTAGGTCGAGAGTGAAGAACTCTTGACGTGGGCCTTCAAAAGTGATATGAATTCCTCATCACTGGCTACGGATTCCATACCGGAGTTTAGATCCAGATCTCCATTTTCTAAAAGGCCCGCGCTATGGGACGCGCCTAGAATTTTCGCGAAAACTCCTTTCTTGCCTTTGAGAGTTTCAATTGTGTATTCGTCAATGGATCCTTTTGCCACAATCACGTGTAAAGTGCATGCAGTGTGTGGTGATGCCATCCTTATCATGCGACCTACTAATTGGATCAGATCTCCAAAGGACCAGGGTAAATCAAGACAAATCATGTGTGAGGCTTGTTGGAGATTGAGGCCTTCTTGGCCCGCCGAATTCATGATTATCCAGTCGTAGCTGGATTTTGGGTCCTGAAACAGCTTCTTAGCGGTGTCACGTTCTTTCTCGTTTTCATCACCCGTTATTCGGAGGAACTTGCGCGTTGTGAAATGTCCTTCTTGTGTAATGCGCTCCAAGCGGTCAATCCACATTTTGAACTTCGTGAACACGATGACTTTCTCTCCACGGAAGTCGCCGTCTAGCATATCCAGCAGACATTCCTCTTTGGGAGACAGAACTTTGGTGTAGAAGTCCTTGCTTGTTCTATCTAGGAGTGCCCAGTGATTAGACACAAGTTGTTGGACAGACATCTGCGTCATCATGTTATCCGGGTCGCGTTCCTTCTCGAACAATTCGCCGTTTACTTTCAAGATAGAAGGTGGGAGGACCAACGTACCATTGGGCAACTCATCGGTAAGGATCTTCACTTGCCGTTCATCCAAATCTACCGGATGGTAGAGGGTAGTCAGCAATGGCAACTTTTCCTTGACTTGTGCCTGGGAACGACCTAAGAAGAATGGGCGTATCGCGGCCCGGAACCGAGGGACGTTTTTGTAACCCATGAGCTTTCTTTCATTCATCCCATGGCCGATGTACTGGTCACGGAACACACAGAATTCCTCGTAGAAATCACCCAAAGTTCCCAATGGTTGTAAGCCAACCGCCGTAGCGATACTGTAGAACTCATCTAGACCGTTCTTGATAACAGTAGCCGTGAGCGCCCAGATTTTTTCCGAATACAGCGACAGCCTGTTGACTAGATTACGGATCTGGGTTTCTTGCCCTTTGAACTTATGGGATTCATCAAACGTTAGGACGATTTTGTGGCGATGTTTCTTGAAGATCTTGGTGAAGGTAAGGATCTCTTCCGAAAATTGCTCTCGTTTGTCGCGCCGCACCGGGATGCCGAACTCGTCAAACTGCGCATCCAGAATCTTCTTGCGTGCGCCTATCATAGCCGTGTATTTGATTATCATCACGTCTATGTTCTTTCCTTCCAGGAAGGCCATCATCTGGGCATACCGGGCGTTGTAAGATTGCAACCCCTTGTAAGTATCACGCATCACGTAAGGCTTGAGTGTGCTGAAGCGACGGAATTCATCGTACCATTGCCAGGTGGTGCTCTTGGTGGAGACGATTATGAATTTGGTGTCGGGGAATCTATCCTTGAGCCAACAGGCGGCGGCGATAACGTCAACTGTCTTGCCTAGACCTACCGCATCACCGTTGATGAAAACCGGCATGCGGACCATGTGATGTATTTGCTGGAGTTGATATTGCCGAAGGAGGAGAGGCTCTCCGCTGTCGCGCTCATGTACCGTGTCCCAGATGGTACGGCGGAGCGTAGAGGGCCACTCGAAGGGCAGAGCGCCGTCCTTCTCTAGGTCCCACTTACGAACCGCCAGAAGTTTTGCGAGCGTCTCCGGTTTGATGCCTAGTTCGGTGGTGTAGGGTGTGACCAATGGGCAGGTTATTTCGGGCATAACTCGCACCCAGGCGCGACAATTCCACGCTTAACATGCCATCTTATGTGTCCCCCCCTTTTTCCGCCTTTAGCTCGGCTCCCTTGTGTAGCCGGGTTGCCATACAACTCATTTCTTCTATGTGCTCCCTTGATTCGGTCCATTCTCGTCCCTATGATTGGCCCGTGTAATTCTACGTTTTTGCGGCCTCCGGCTCCGGTTTTTCCTCCGGCGCTGGCCCATTCCCGGTGTCGAGGGTCTTTGATCAATTTTTGACAAGTCTCCTTGCTAGCTTGAATCTGCTTGAAACGTCCTCTTTCATAAATCTGGGCGAACTGAGAAAGTTGAGTCCTATCAATTTGCGCCGATCTGTAACTTGACATTAAGAAGAAGGCAAGTTCAAATTCAGGAGAAGCAATAGCCAACAGATAGTGAGCAAGATAGTGTTCCGCAGGAGAGATACGAACTAAATTTCGAGGATCATTCTTTAATTCAGGAAACTCGTTCTTTGGAAGGATGTGGTGTCTATGGCCACCCTTGACCAACACAACGACTTGTTCTAGGAAGTCGAAATAGCGGCGGAAATTCGCTTTTGGGAATTTCTGTTTAAGAATCTCTTGTAATTGTTCCTCCATCCTTTACCTCATTAAGAAAACAAGTCCATTTACCAGAAATACCGGAATGCCCCGCGTTTGGCCAGATCAAACATGAGTTTATCAAACTCGCCACCCCAATCTTCGCAGTCTACAAAATAGCCGAGTTTTATGTGGCCCATCTCATGGAGAATACAAAATCCAACTTGCTTTTGCAGGTACTTTGGTTTCAACTCTTTTCTGATTTGGAGCAAGTAGGGCTTGGGTTTTTCACCCTTGGTTTTCGGTTTAGTCCAGAGCACGCGGGCGAGCCGATTGCCTGGTAAAATTCCCCATTCTACAGGGATTCTAGGTAACTTGTTTTTGAAGAACTCTTTGTTAAGAAAACGATAAAGCCTACGGAGCCATTTGTTGGTTCCGACCTTGGCTCGCGTAGGCATACTAATCAAGGGTTTAAAAGTCGCATCCTCCACTAGGAAGCAGACTTGCTATACTACAAGTGACAACAAGGTGGTTTCTCATACCGAACTGCTTTCAGATAATTGGAATCTCCTCACTCGGATTAAAAACCTGATCAACAAGTCGGTTAAGGCCGTAAAACAACAGCCGGTACTGATATACGAAGACACGGTGCTCAGCTGTTAGGGACGCATCTTCGAATTCATTCTTCGCTTTGCACCACACATATTTCGATTTGAAAGGAAATTGGTTGTTTGTGACGTGGTACCACGCGGGCGCGGGCGTATCCGTTCCGGCGGATAGAACATTTTCACGTTCCTGATCCACGGAAGCCCATATGAGTGGAAAAGTCGGGTTATGCCCGGTTAGTTTCTCGCTGCGTTCACAGGCTTCACATTTCTTCTCATCGATTATCACCTGTGGTTTGAAAGTTTCGGCAATTTCGTGAAGAGTTCCCCGGATGTCTTCCTTGACTTCCCGGATTTCGTCTTTCATCTTCGACAAGTGTTTACGTGCGTTGGGCTTTACGGACATGATAACCTCACTGTTGACTGTAGACTAGGAGAGTTCTCGCTCCACGGAGGTTCAATACTACTCGGAGAGAAGTTTCAGACTTTGTAGTTCGCGAAGGGCTTGCTGCATGTACGCAGGTGGGTCCAGCAAATCAAGGGAGAGATTGAAACAGTGGAGTAACACCTGGCCCGCTTGGACGGTGTAGGCCCATTTGAAGAAGGCCACGACGGGCGCATCAAGATAAATCTGTACCGCGCCTCGACTGAGGGGATAGAAAAGTAGCCGGTGGGACCATTCATTTCGCAGGAGTTGAAGAGTGGCCTCCTCTTCGATTGCGTTGAAAAAGATGAGAATCTCTTCCATGCAATAGGAGGAGAAATTTGGTTTACCAGCTTATTTTCAACTCAGTCCTATAGGTAAACCAGTTGTCGCGAGGGTTCAGGTCCGAAAGGTCGATGTGTTCCTCTCTTTTGACACCGAATTTAACCTGGTAGTCGAGGTCTTTGAAATGAGCAATGACCTTGTATAATTCGGGCTTGAAAGCAAATCTTGCCAAGAAGTCTCCCTCTTCTGCTTTCTTAGGCTCGTTTGAAGATGCCAGCCAGATGCTGGCCTTATCCTCTCCCTTGCGCACTGCTTCTGCAATGGATTCTTCAATCCAAGAAATGTGGTCCCTGAGCCAATTGGCTCGCTCGTTGCGCCACTTCTCGGAGGCCTTTGCTTGCCTTTTGCGTTCGGCGGCGTCACGTTCGTTCTTCAGTTCGGTCGCCCTTTTCTGGGCAGCGAATTTTGCCTCTTTGGCGTTCATTTTCATAAATTCACCACTTGATCGTCAGAATTGTGTCTCGCGTGTAGTATGGAGTTTCCGATCCACACTCTCCGCCGCTGTTCAGATACGCAGCGGAATCATCGTGGTGTGTATTCTCGCCTGTGACTTCACACTTGTAACCGTCGCGCCGGAGTTTGGCGAGTACAATCTTGACATATTTGCCCCACGGAGCATATTTGAGATAGCCCTCACCCCATGCATGATACCATGTGCGAATCTCCCGGTCGCCATAGTAGTAACGATCCACTTTAGTTGGGAGATATTTGTACTCCCCACGCAGGCAGTCGTGACCATCCTGAGAAAGTGTGATGGAGGTGCTTCTTTCACCATATTCCACTACGGATTCAATGGAGTCGCGGAACTGCTTCTCAATCTTTGCGATGCGTTCTTTGCGAAGACGCGGGACGGACTCCTTGAGAGCCGCCCGACGCTTTTTGAGTGCTGCCGATTTCTCAGCCGCTTCTTTTTGTGCGATGGATACTGCTTTGGATCGTGCTTGAGCTGCTTTCATTATCTCCTCACTACTCCTTGCCAACGAGTTTCAGAAAACGTTCCCGCCAAGCCTCACTTAGACTGGGGTGCCGGGTAGCTTTCTCTCGCGCCAAACGACCCGTCTCATTGTCCCACTTGCTGCCTTTCCAAAATCCTTGCTTTTTGAGACGGTCTTCAAGTTCTAAATTCGCGGGGCCGGGGTAGAAAGAGCACGTGACTTCGTGGAGAATTGGACACGGATCTACGCGGGTTCCGCGCAACTCCCAACCCCCGCATTCGTTGCAGGCGTGGTCGGATAAATCCGCGCATACGCGGTGGGAATCTCGATACATCAAGAATTTCTTAGTCATAGGAGAGGGATTCTTCTTCCCAGGTGGGAAGCCAATAGTGGATGGTAACTGGCATCCAGTAATTTTCGGGGGTAACTTCTATGGATTTAACGATGCCGCGATTGTGATGCATGACGGAAATACACGACGCCACGCAATTTAGTGACATGTGCTCTATAATGGGAAGATACCCGGTCAGCTTCTGTTCAACAGTCCGTGAATTGGTTCGCATTGGAATCCCCTTAATTGGCTCAATGGTTATTACTGTGATTTTAGAGTAACGTTGGGAAATTACGCCTTGTGGATAGCGCGCATGATGCAAGGATACACCCAAGGTTCACAATGGAGGTCTGGAACAACGGGAGATCTTGGCGCAGGGATTGAAGGGCTAGGTTTCGCAGGCGGAACTGTTGGTGGTTTAGGGTTCGAGGGTGCCACTTGGAGAGTAAATAAAAAGACAGCGACGATGAGAAGACGAATCACTCCGTTTCCTCATCTGAATCTGAGTACCGTAGATCCCGATCCACGTCCAGTTCCTGGATGGTGTCTTCATCTTCCTCTTCAAATTCTTCGTCTTCAAACTCTACAAAGTCCTCTTCAAGTTCTTCTTCGAGTTCGTCAGTGAGATCTTCGTTCTCATCTTCTTCGTAGCCCAATTGTTGCCTCCTATTCGTTAGGTAAAATCCCAAAGCTGGCCAACCACTGTAACAACTCGGACAAAGTTACTCGCCGCCAAGATTGTTGTACTGCCGGCTCCCTTGGATCTTTGACTTCAATTATGAAGTCGGGTTTTTCATCCAACTCTATGTAACCTAAATTTGGGATTTCTACCAGAGCTGTCCATGAATTTGACGGGTAGCCGTCTATCCATTGTTGTTGCAAACGTAGCCCGGTTGCTTCAATGCCGTTAATCCGAATCTCAATCGATTCGATCTTGGTTTCCATGCCTATTTAGTACCCGATACTCGCAACATTAACTTCTTCATTAGTCGTCGGTGCCGTGCTCGGGCGGCAGGAGTAAGGAATTTCGCGATACGTTTCCGGAACTTTTTGTACGGGTAGGGCTTGCGACCATTGGTCAACAAAAACTCACCCTGTTCTTTGAGTTCCTGCATCAGACGGCGTTCAGCTCGCCTCGGAAACTTGTGCCCTAACAAGCGGTGGTGGCGTAAATGCAAGATGGCGGCTGACCGCGTTGGTAACCATACACTGTTCTCTTGGGCGAACCGCATATTCGTGCGCCGGAGCATTTTGCACCCACAGCAACAGAACTGCCCGTTCACGTCACCGTACATGTACACTTCGTGGTTGTCATCCCAGGATCGGCAATAGCTCATTTGGATACCTCCAAAATCTTGGCTAAAAGATCCGCCTGCTTCTGATACCACCGAACCGCGTTTCCGGCCCGCTTGTAAGCGGTGGGCATCTTTTCAGCGGCGGCTTTAAGCTCAAAGAGTGATTCAGGCAACCACTCCTTACCAGTCTGGCGTTTGTAGTCACGGATCTTCAATAGCGCCCGGTGCTTCAGAGCACGCCAAGTTGCCATGCGCAATCGAACATCTGGAGGATTCGTTCGCACATCACGTTGCTCAGCATTGATGGTGGTTTGTAACCAGATTTGTGCAGCTTCTAACTGCTTGTGGAGTTTGGGATTCTCTTGGAATTTAACGAAGCAACAGGATCCGGTGGGGACAGAGAGGTCCGCCGGATTCTTGAGGATGTAGACGAGGCGTATTGATCGTCCACACAGGGTACACTTCGTCTCCGAATGGAGGCCGGAATCATAGCATTGGCCTTTGAAGACGAAGTTGGCAAGGTCGCCCATGCCTCTCTGCCCGATGCTTGTATTCATGTTGGTAGTCTACTAATTGGATTTCACTTTCGGTTAAGAGACCACCGGAGTGTTGCTGAGTCCATTGGTGCCGAAAACTCGACGATAGCGTTCAATTTCGATCGGTATGCCCAGAGCCTTGGCGTAGTTATCGGAGAGCTTAACTGCGGGCTTACCTTCAACCTTGGATACTTTGCAGATCAGACTGATTGGGTCAAAGTCCTGGCTAGGATCACATCCTCGAAAATCGTTAGTTAGAAAAGTTCCCCAACCCGCGCTAAAACCAATTCGTCCTTTGAAATAAGTGTGAAGATCAACGATGTCATCGACGTCCAGGGAGTCTGACGCGATGATGAGATGTTCAAGCGGATCACGGCCATGATCCTTGAGCCATTGGATGTATTCATCCCCGGCGATGTAAGGATTCTTGCTGTCGATACGTTGACCCTTCCAAGCAGCGGCCCAGTCAGGAGCATTTTCTAGAAATTGTGTAGTTCCATAGGTATCCGGTAACATGATGCGGAGAGCACCGTCGTAGGTCGCTTGCCATAAGTCAAGGACACGATATTGGGAGGCTTTCAGCGCATCGTCATCGGTTGTAAGTGCAGCCATGACCATGGGAATCTCATGCGCGTTGGTCCCGATAGCCTCTAGGTTGTGCTTGTAAGCGAGAAAAGCGTTCGATGTTCCAGTGAAGGCACTACCCAGATTCTCTGCCATGGCGTTAACCACATATTCCTGCCACAGAAAGCTGTGGCGGCGGCGGGTTCCGAAATCCGCCACGGCGAGATAAGGGACACAATTCAATCGTTTTATTTTATTCCAGAGTTTTGTTTTCGCTTGTGCGTACAGAATATCAAGATCAAATTCGCGGAGTCTTTTCAAACCAGCTCGGGTCTTGAGCTCGTCAATTATGGAAAGCACGTAAATTTCCCACATCATTGTCTCGGTCCAAAGACCGTCGAAAGTGAGTTGAAATTGCCCGTCTTTAATTGACAGTTCATAGTCTGACAATCGGAAATCGTGCTCGAGCCACTCCAGAAAAGCAGGTTCAAAAATTCCGCTACGACCATAAAAAGTGTTACCAGCAAGCCAGACCAATTCTGATCGACGAAATTGGAGATTGCGAACATGGTCCAGTTGGTTGATAAGCTCCTCACGCGGAAACTTGTCGGCTAGGCGGACGGAAATGGAGCGATTGAACAGCGAAAATGCTACGTGGGTTTTAGGAAAATGCTTCCAGACGAATTGGAGCATCAGTAGCTTGTAGAAATCGGTATCAAGCAGAGATCTGATTATCGGGTCGAGTTCCCAGTTGTGGTTGTGCGCCCGTTCTGCGAAATTAACGATCATTCTCGGTTAACGAATGTGAACGAATCGAGAAACTGCACCATGCCGATAGTTTCGGCACCTTGATGTACGACCACTACTTGATAGAGGATGTTTCCCAAGAGGAATGTGCGCTCATGGAAGTACATTGTCGTGCCATCTTTAGTAACTTGATACGTGAACTCCAGACCCTCATACCCTTGGGTGATGAACTTCTCCGAAGTCTTGGTGCCTCCCACGCCTTCTATAGACCCCGACTCGGAGCTACGCAATTCGGCCTCTAGAGTTGCCCCACTTTGTTGCCCCAACGCACAATCCCGTTGGGCGGTTGACGCATAATTCGCCACACCAACCGCATAGAAATCGTTGCCGGCTGGCGCGGAATAGCTTCTCAGATAAAGAGATGGGCATCCGGATACATTTCTTCTAGCGTTGACTTGTGTTCCTTTGGATCGGCTCCAATTTTCGTTAAGCTGTAGAGAAGAGCCACTGGTACTGCGATGGCAGCGAAAACTGCAAGCCCGGTTAGAATGTTCATCATGTTGTACCCTACTAACGGAACCCAAATTTCAGTTAGTCTTCGTTCTTGCGCCAAGGAGCTATCTTGAGCTTGTTCCGTTGTTTTCGCACGCTTTCTTCATGATTCTTTTGTTGCTTGCGCCGTTCGATTTCTTGTTGGCATTCCTTGCAGAAATACTGATCGTTGTTGTGCTTGCATCGGACGTAGGAGTCATCGTAGATGTTGAACAAGTTAGGCGATTCCTTTCACGGTTAGAAACGCCACGTTGCTTTTCTCTTGATTAACACGGATGTCGTAAGTGTAGATCTTCCAACCATCAAACGAGAGAGTAGGAGGCCGATTTGGTACGGAGAGAGCAAGTTCTAATGCTTTGACTTCTTCTTTGGTTAGATCCCGTTCAATAACGAGTCTCCCATAACACCGTGGATGGTGAGCGTTACCCGCAAGTCTTCTCTTAGGTGTATTGCTCACTTGGATCCTCTGTCTTTGGTTCTGGAAATAGATGCTCAACTTCATGGCGCATGTCCAGGTTGCGCAGATAACACGAGATCAAATAGCAAATGCCATATTTTGCTGGGTCTATATCGTGCATTAACCACGGCACATCAAAAGCCAAGTCAGTCAACTCGGACCAATTTTCGCAGCGCCCTTTGATTACGTCGTCAGCTAAGGTCGAGTACAGCGCCACCCGGTTGGTCATCTTCTTTTCGAGTTTCAGATTGTCGCAGCTGGTCGGTGTTACGAGAGCGAAAACAGAGAAGTTCATCTCGGGGTGGTCTTCCTGAAGTTTGGCTGCTATCAGACCACCCAGAGAGACTCCTACGATAAGAGAATTGGGTAAAATGAGCGGGAGAAACTTCTTCTCAGTATGGTAGAGAGCGTCCTCAGCCATGTAGAGAGGATCGGAATGGCACAAACCTGGGCGATGGTAGTGAATGTCTGGATAGCCATGAGAAAGGATCTTCTCGAGCAAAGCAACGGTGCCGTCAGGATTTCCGCCACGCCCGTGGAAGAAGTAAATGTCCCGAAACCGAGGCTCTTTGTTCATTCCTGGTTTTCCTTCAACTTTCGAATTTCGCCCGCCAATATGCTCATCCCACAGAAGAGAGCACTGAAAAGGTACTTTTGGTCACTCGTCACGTAAAACCACGATGGACAAAGCACGATGGCGATCGCAAAACAAAATGTGGCGACTTCGAAGAACCCCATAAAAGGAGAGGTTTTCACTTCGCTCCTTGGATGCCATTGTCCAACCAGGCATCAATTTCGTCGCGCCCACCGCCAGCTTCCATTATCTTGCCGGCTTCCACCTGACCAACCAACGTGGCTAACGGGGTAGAAACAGCGTGGTAGATCTGCCGAACGTCCGGGTGTGTAGACGCACCCGACTGTTCCAGGTAAGCGAGGAACTCCCGGCACTTGGCTATGACTTCTTCACCCAGCTTAACCGGCAGCGGTTTTAGGTGGAATTTGTTTCTTTTGTCTTCGCTCATATGTTACCTACACTCCGGATTCGTAATTGCGTTCTTTGCGGCTCGGAGATCAGCTGCGGTCAATTCTTCTTCCAAGGCGCGTTTTTCACAATCTAGTTCTTCCTGTTTGGTCCTAATTTGGGCCATGCGTCGGGAATATCTTTCCCAGGGAGTTTCCATTTCTGTTGTCCCTCCTTCTAATCTACCGCAAAATCTTTGTTTCCGCTAGTCTAACCACCTGTTCAGTTTCTCCAGGTCATTCCGTATTCCATCGGTGAACCCCAATGCGATGGCACACAGACAGCGGGGTATGAATAACAGAACGCTTCTACTTCTGGGGTTCGGAACGTGAGCAAACCAGCCTTCCTCCTTGTCCCGGTCGATGTGGTGTTTCCAGTGTTTCCTAACAGTGGGCCAGAGCAAGGCTCCTATCACACCATCGAACAGGACCATCAGGAAGATTTCAAATTCCCAGTGGGCCTTATCGTGAAGCAACGTCCAAAAGGTTTCGGTGTCTAAGATCACAGCGTCTGAACCTCCTCGAGTACCAGGCCGCAATCCAGGCAGACCTTGCCTTCAAAATTGTCAGCGAAGCACCCCGGCCCCGCCCGATGGTCAATGCGGATATACTCCACCACAAGGGAATGAAGACAGCTATGTACGGCCCACGGGCGCGGGGATGGTAGTGGAAGAAATCTTATGTCCTTGCAATAAACCGTGTCCCAAATATTGGTCTTTGTGACATCTGGCAAAAAGCGGAGAGACGGGGATTTCCGGATTCTAAACCACCGTAGAATTTGGTCAAAAGTCAAATGATCTCTCCGTCTTCTGCGTAGCGTTTTTCATAGTCTTCTAGCATAGTGACAAATTCCGACATCTCATTCGCAGGTAAGGGCCAGTCCTTGCAATCAAAGTACTCTGTCAGAACTTGTTGAGCATACCCTTCGGGGTACCCGGCCATCAAGACCACTTTCCGAAATCGTTCTCGGTACTTGTCACGTTCCGTCTGAGGCTTTGGGAGTTGAATTATCCGGCCTCGGATATTGACATCTATGAAACCTTCAGCGGCCATCAAAAATCTCCTAGTTACTTCTTGTAGCTGTGCAACATCGAATAAAAAGTGACAAAATCCGTACCAGGGATACTCCGGCGAAAATCATGATCAAGAGCGAACTGATGGGAATATCTACGAAGTTCTTCAGCTTCGGTTTCCGTCATAGTGACGGCTACATAGATAAAAGCAGAGTTTGTACCGCAACCCGCACCTTTGCATAAGTTTGGCAGATCAGGGATGTGAACATACAGGAACTCCGTTTGACGAAGCGCCATATCCTTCGGGGTTGTATTGTAAGCGATGAGTGCTAACAGCACCAAAACGATTGTTGTGATTAACACCTTCACGATTCGTACCTCCACATATATACTACCGTAGGACTAGAACTATCGGTTACTGTAGTATGCAGACTGTTTACAGAACCGTTAACCTCACCAATCAAAAATTCTATATCGGCGTACACGAAACCAATGATTCCAACGACGACTACCTGGGATCCGGAGTTGTTTTAGAAGCCGACATCAAGGAATTAGGTCGAGCTAGCTTCCAGAAAACAGTTCTCTTCTCATTTGGTGCTCGTAAGGATGCTTACGAGAAGGAAATGGAGCTCATTGAAATCGCTCGAGAAAATCCTCTCTGTTACAACATCCACGGCGGTGGCCGGGGCGGTAATACTCGTGCTTACCACAAAGTTAAGAGGTTCGGCGCGGCTAACCCGATGTTCGGACGGCGTTGGACCGCTGAAGAGAAAAAGGCCATCGGCGAACGTAGTCGGATCATGCACCGGAACATGACTCTAAAAACTAAACTTGAATCTAGAAGAAAGTCTAGCCAAGCCCAAAAGGGTAAGCCGAGGAAACAGTCTTCTGTGGATCGAATGAAAGAGACCAAACTCAAAAATCTCGGAAAGCACCGGTTCACCATGTATGAACTTAGAGATCCAAATGGGCAAAGCTATGTTATAACGGGGCATCGGAACCTAGCAGCGTTCTGCAAAGATCACAAACTTAGCATTTGGTCCGTGGACTGGATTCTCTTAGAAAACCAAGAACCCAGCCACGGAAGGTGTGTTGGTTGGACGGCCAAAATCATTGGGCATGTTCGTCAGAAATCGCCTAGCGCACCGCAGTACTCGCAGGTTTTGTCTGGCGGACCGTCTTTTGGGCAGGTTGGAGAGTGGTCTACCGTTCCCCGCACAGGATAGACAGTCAACCCATTCTCCTTCCACATGTTACAGACTACTGGTCTATCATCAAGTACGAAATCGATCTCCCACTTCTGAAAGAGGGTTAGGAACATGTCTAGCAATTCCTTCTTGACTACCCGGTCCGGACGACCGTCCTCAGTTTCACGCATCAGCATATGGTCGAAGGGAACTCCTTCCCTCGCCAGCCAGGTGCAAGTGTCGTCACCGCTTCTTTCTTTCCGACCAGACAGAACCAGCACATTGTGGTCCTCATACAGAGCACGGACCCATGCTACCACGACAGGGTAGGGGTTGTCTAATAACACTTGTTCACTGAAGGGATTGCGGACATCGTAAGGATTGGCCAGCGTTCCGTCCACGTCAACCAGGACCCACTTGGCACCGGGCAGGCGGACGTTCCATCCTCCGTTGAGGAGGTCTGCCTTGTCGCGCATTGGCCGTGTGACGGTCACTGTAATCCCTTCAAGAAAGCGTCCATTTTCGGAAATTTGATTCCTGCTGCCTCTTGCGCTGCTAAGAACTCCCGACGCTTCTTGATTTCTTTTACGTAGGCCGGTGTGATGATGTAAAAACCGACGTACCAAAGCAACCAACGCAATGTGAACCCGAAGTAGACGCGCCAGTTCCAACCGACAAAGAAATTTGGAATCAGGTCTGGAGAGCCCATCCATCTGTCACACCGCTCCTGGCCAACCTGCATGCCAAGCCGTAGTGTGGTGCTCTCAAATTCTGCGTGGCGCTCAATCATATTTGTTCTGTATCTTGGCCCACTGCCGAAGTACGTTCTTGCGCATCTGCTTACTCATGCGCTGAAAGAACATGATCCCATCCAAATGGTCAACCTCATGCTGCGCGATGCGAGCTTCCATACCTTCCAGCTCCAGCACGCGCTCGTCACCGTTCAAATACTGAAACTCCATTCGCACGAACTGCGCTCGCTCTACCTGGTCATAGATAGTGGGGAGCGACAAGCAGCCTTCATCCGCCAAACTCCGGCCTTCGAATTCAGACAACACCGGGTTGCAGACCACAATCGGACTCAAGTCGTCGTTGTCCACGAATTTCATCGCGAACATCCGCTTTCGCAGGCCTACTTGCGACGCGGCCAACCCGACGCCAGTACCGGATTCCTTCAAAGTGAAAAGCAACAGGTTCCCGAACTCCGTCAGATTGTTCCCGAACTCTCCCTTGGCGACTGGACGACAGACTTCGGACAACACTGGGTCGTCCCAGTATCGGAGATTGAGTTTCTTTCCGAGACGCAGCACTTCTTCGTATTCTTCCAGCAAGGTATTATCCATGCTGGAGGTCAAAACATTATCTTCGTCCATGTTGTAAACTACCGCTGAAAAGGGCGTTTCGGCTAATACTTCGAACCACCGTCGTGCGAGTCGTCCGGGCTAACCGGCGTGAATGGATCCAGGTCGTCCTGGAGCTTTGTTTGAAGGTTGCCATACTGCGAATCCAACGAGACCGGCGCGGGGGTAAAGCTGCCCCAGAACGCTCGACCAGATAGATATGGCTGCCAAGCCAGGTCAAACTCGCAATTGTCCGGAGCGTTGGCGAAAAGCGGAGCGATCTTTTCGTCGGTGAACCCCGCATAACCGCAACCTATTCTGGTGACTTTGAAGGTCATATCGGGATGCATAGCGGCATAGCCAAGAAACTGGCGTACATAGTCCATAACTCTGCCGAAATCCAGAGTGCGGCCAATCCCATCACGCTTGGTGTACTTGGCTTCGCAAGGAGGATGATTCTCCATACTACGTGGGCAAGGGTTGCGGCGGACGGGCGTATTTTTCGGACAAACACCACCGGCCTCCAGATCCTTCTTGCATTCGGGTTTACCCTATGCCTGATGAGGCGACCGCGTTTGCCTATGAATGCTACTTGATAGATTTCTGGGGAAGAAAGGACAACGGAACTGGTATCTTACGAAATCTTACCGACGGAGGGGAAGGTACCAAAGGGAAAACGGAATTCACGGTAGAGCACCGAGAAAAGATCCGGCAGTCTAAACTCGGGAAACCCCGGTCGTTAGCAACGCGGGAGAAGATCCGCTTGAGTCATTTAGGGAAGAAACAAACTCCTCAACACAGGAATAATGAGAGACTCGCCCGTTTGGGAAAGGAACAATCACCGGAACACACCGAGAGCATTCGTCAAGCAAGATCAACTAAAGCAGCACGAGAGCACATGAGACAGATCAGGTTGGGAAAATCTTGGTCAAAAGAAGTCCGGGACCGGATTGCTGAAGGTCAAAGAAGGCGCTGGCAAAGCGTCAGGGCCGGGAGACCCGGCCCATAAACGATTAGACTTTGTGTTTACGTTGGACCATCGCGTGTGCGATGAGTCTGTAGCATACGGCGATGACGCCGCGCCACGAGCCATGTTCGATTTCCTGCACGATCTCTTTATCGATCGCCAGGGCGTCTGAAACTGGTTTGCTCATGTGATTGCTCTCCTTTCCTAATTAAATTCTACGAGGTAGCGAATGTTCGCCTGACTGGTACGGTAGACGATCTGCTCGTCAACCCAAATGCAGGTTTCATTAGCTCGCCCACCCTGTCCGCCGCAACACGGCGTTCTCGATTCGTTTATACCACCAGTCCGACGACGGGCTACGCTCAGTCTCGTAGCAGAACAGATGCCACTCATGCCGACTACCCGACGCCGCCAATGTGTAGCCCTCGCTCCACATCTCTTCAAGGAGTGCCTTAGCTCGCTTCTCGTCCATGGTATGCCGTCGCCGAATCTCGGCGACAACGATACTCACAAGCAGGTCGGCCTGCTCAGTCTTGGTCATTAAAAAGCCCCTACTTGGCCGAAGGCGGCACAGGCGAACACGACCAACGTCACCAGTTCGATCGGATGCTTGCGCGGGCCACGAATTCCTTTGACCAGACGCAGAACAGCGTTGTCCAAACGTGCTTGCCCATTTAGGATCACGCTGTAGTCAATGAGACGGGTGTCGTCGGTTCGGGAGGTGTTCAATTTGTCACCTCGGGGATGTCGTTGATGTCAGCTTCGCTCCAATAGCCTCCGGAGCCTGCCCAGACTACCCTGGGATTGACGTCAGAACCGGAACGACCATGACGCTCATTGTAGGCGCGATCGCCATCGGTTAAAGTCACCCCACTTAGGATGTGATCCACTTTCACCTTAAATGTACGTCCAGCGGGGTTCTTCTCGCCGCGATGCCAAACGAGCGTGCCCTTGCGGATGGTGACAACATCACCGTTCTTGATGGGCAGCACTTTGCAATAGCCCACGAATTTCATGATCATAAGTCTTCTCTCCAGTTTATTCTACTAAAAGAAGAGAAGAACAGGTAAAACGAAAGCCGCCCAACTTTCAGGGCGGCTCTGTACATCTTCTGGCGGTCGATGCCGGCAGTGAATTGCTAATTAGATGTTAAAAGGTTCGCTGAGGTTATGCCCATGGATACCTCCCTTTCTTGGAAGAAACAAATGCTCTAGTACATAATACCGTAGTCCGAACAATTACAGCTAAAATTGGTGAGGGCGGCGGATTGGGTGCCCGCAACCTAAAGGTTAAAAGCCAATTGCTCTACCCGTTTGAGCTACGCCCTCAAAGTGGAGGACGTGAGTGGATTCAAACCACCGGCCTGAGGCTTAGAAGACCCCTGCTCTGTTCGCTGAGCTACACGTCCGTCGAATTGTAGATACGTTTTCTCATAAACAAATCTCTGGTGACCCTGCCCGGAATCGAACCGGGATCTCTGATTTAGGAGATCAGAACTCTGTCCGTTGAGCTACAGGGTCAATCTCGATAGTTGGATCTATTCTCTTTGCGTCCTCTTTTCCAACCATCAGTTAGAAAACTTTGTAACTGAATTTTATCTATTGTTCGAACTTCTCTGGTAACGGGATGAAACACTGTTCTCTTCCCAAAACGTGGGTTTTTCTCGCCACGATTGCCAAAATTAGGGTTTTTCTCCCCGGTTCGAGTCTTTGCAAATTCGCTTATTAAGCGACATGTTTCTTTAGAGAGATGAAGTCCCTTATTCCATCCTTTCGGAGGATTCAACGCTTTGGTTGCACGATTTGTTTCAGCAATACGTTTACGTCTTTCCTCTGTGTGATGCCATCCTACTCTCTTCGGACGTTCACTTAAAGATTTTCGCAGTGCAGCATGCCCTTCTTTAGAATAGATACGAGGGCGTGTTCTTTGGAACTCCCTCATTCTTTCTCGAGCTTCGGGTGTCCAATATGTTCTATTGATGAAATCGAATCCGCCGCTGCCCCCTTTTCGCAAATTCATGCACAGAGGATCTCGCCCACGATAGCACTGAATCAGTTCATCCTCTTTCGCGAATGCAGACGCCACATTCGTCTCATTGAAGATAAACAGAACTTCTTTGCAGAACTTATCCGCGCCGTATTTGGCCACCGCGTTCTTTATGTACGTCCCAGAACCCAGGTAATCGTCATCCGGGTTGTTCGTTTTGTGGACGCCGAAGTAGTATTTCCCGTTGACCAGGTTCGTCGTTCTGTACACCGTGTAGAACACTTCCGGTATCCTCTACCTTGAATACCGGAAGTCCCTATTTATCTAGAGTTATATTCCAATAGAGATAGGAGGCCTTTTCTGCATACAGCCAGTTCTGCCAATCCTTCCATTCAGGCCGCAAATTCCGAATATGCAGCTTGAAATTAAAACGTGGATCATCCACCTTCGGTGCGACTGGTTCGTGTAACAACCGCATGCCACTTTGAGCCAAAGTTTCACCACTCTTGCGCTTGTTACATCGGATACATGCCAAGACTAGATTTGTCCAAGAGCTTACACCGCCCTGCGAACGTGGCACCACATGGTCAAGAGTGTACTCTGCCGTTTCGAGCACCCTTCCGCAATATTGGCATTCACTATGATCACGGATAGCGATGTTGCGTCGGGAGAAAGGTACGGCTTGACGCTTCCGGCGGATCCAAGAATTTTTTACAACGATGACCCTGGGCATCCCCATCGTGAAAGACGGTGAGCGCAACACGCGACCCGCTTCGTCCTCTTTGATAACTTGTGCCCGACCTTCCCAGATCAATTTGACGGCGTTCTGCCAGGAACAGAAGGACTTCGGTTGCCAATTGCTGTCTAGAACTAGCGTGTCGCTCATGGTCGCCCCTTTCTAATGAAAAAGATAGTTCTGAACTCTTGGTTGACCTAGACCCTCTCCTCGGTTAAGAGGTAGGTTATTCCGGTTGCTCGGTCGCCGAACCCGTCTGTCCCGAAGGCTCTGGGTCGCCACGCCTGCCGCGTTTCATTCAACCAAAACTTGGTGCGGGTGACAGGCCATGATCCTGCAACTTTCCGGGTAAGGGCCGGATACTCTGCCAATTGAGTTACACCCGCACTATGAAAACTTCTCTATCGATGCCTTTGTGATGCCAAGCTCTGTCATCCAGATGCGTTCAAATTCTTGGGTGCTACCTAATCGCTTTGGTTCTTCACCTTTGCGTAACAACCAGGTTCCTTCGCCCAAGCCGAAATCGGTTCCCACTACAATCATCGTCTCCGGGACGAAGCCGTTGCGTTGCACCAATCCAAATTGTTCCGCTATGCTTGAATTCTCATCCATACTTCCAAACCCTTTTCATATGCAGGTCACTAGCATCTTCTGCACTTACGAAGACGATGTCCAGCAATACTACGTGGTGCTGGGCTGTGCCTGTATCTATCCTATTACCGAAGACTTGCTGCACGTGGAAGATCTTCCTTGCCCTCTCCACGAAGAGCACCGTTACTTCTGGGTTCAACCTACTCCGCACTTCCCGGACGAAGACGACGCCTGGGAAGGCTCCGACTAAAATGCGCCTTAGTGCGGAAGGATTTGAACCAACGCCCTCCTGCACGGTTCAGGAAGATTGCTCTCTCTTACTTGGCAGGTGCTCTGCCGGACTGAGCTACGCACTAAGGATCTTTGGCCCGATGGGTGGGATGTCTTACCCTTTACGACCATCAGACAACTAAATTCGCGGAGGGCAGAAGGATTTCACGAAACGTTCCAGCCGTCGCCGTCTATCTTCGCCCTCATAATGGAAGTCTACTTGGGACGGGTGCTCTTCCGCTGAGCTACATCCCCGTAGGGAAGGAGGGATTCGAACCCCCGACCTCCCATCCTGTTTGACTTCCAATCTTGGCTCCGAGTGAGGGATTCGAACCCCCGACCCGACGGTTAACAGCCGTCTGCTCTGCCGCTGAGCTAACTCGGAACATTTAACCCTTGGCGACTTCACGCCTCCGTGCTGGCCCGATAGGGACCCAACGGCGCACCGTGGGTTGTGGTTTCCCGCTCCCGCCTCCTCGGGCCAAGGGAGGCCCATTCTCCTACAAACTGGCTGGCGCGGAGGGTCTCGAACCCCCAACGTCTCGGGTAACAACCGAGCGGACTACCAATTGTCCTACACGCCAAAACTTGTTTGAACCTAAACTTAATATTAAGTATTACCAGTTGAAGGTTCAAATGCCTAACTGCGAAAACTGTAATCTCGAACATCCCGGCACTTACGGCTCCGGTCGGTTCTGTAATTCCAAATGTGCTCGTGGCTTTGCTACAAAAGCCAAGCGGGCTGAAATCAACCAATGTACCAGTCAAACTTTAACCGGTCGCTCTCATCCTCATGAAGGTCAACAACCTTCGCTCGAAACCCGCATCCGTATCGGTAAAGGAGTGGTAAAAACCACCACTTTGAGATTTCTAGAACGAGTCGAGATTTGGTACTCTTCGTCTGAAAATCTCTACCCGAAATGGATCCCTTCTCTCCGCAACTTTTTGTATCGTGCTCTACGCCTAAAACGAGGTGACGGTTGCGAAAAATGTGGGTGGAATGTCGTACATCCCACCACCGGTCTAATTCCGCTTCAAATCCATCACGTAAACGGTGACCAGAGCAACAATTGTTCCACAAACGTCCAGCTGCTTTGTCCTAACTGCCATTCTCTAACTCCAAATTTCGGAGCTTTGAATGCCAAGAAACTTTGGCTGGGCGAGCAGGTATCGAACCTGCAACCTCTCGGGTCAGAGCCGAGTGCACCGCCGATTGTGCTACCGCCCAAAAACGTCTAAATTCTGGTGCCCCTGGAGAGACTCGAACTCCCGACCTAACGGTTCGTAGCCGTTCGCTCTGGTCCAACTGAGCTACAGAGGCACTTTATCTAAACTTTGGTGTGCATGTTATGGAGGGAGCGCACCACACCCTCTAACTTGGTACCCAGCGAGGGACTTAAACCCCCAACCTTTCGCTTCGAAGGCGATTGCTCTATTCCATTGAGCTAGCCGGGCAAAATCTAAACTCTGGTGAACGTAGCTGGATTCGAACCAGCGACCTCATTCTTCGGAGGAATGCGCTCTGTCCATCTGAGCTATACGTTCAATCCCGCATCCAAATGCTTCTTTTCTCCGCAAGGGCATTTCACCGAGGCACTATCCCCAATGCCACACGGGAAGAACAAAAACTCATACAGGCCCATAAAACTGTCAGGCCGAACGTAGCAAGTCTTCTGATGTTCAGTGGCCCAAGCAACGTATTGTTGCTCTTGCTCATCGCTCAACTTGAACGTCATTGCCATGATGCCTCCAGAAATCTTGGGGTGAGAAATGGGGCTTGAACCCACAACCTCCGGAGTCACAATCCGGCGCTCCGCCAATTGAGCTATTCCCACCACATCTAAACTTGGCAGGGGCAGAGGAAGTCGAATCCCCACGAACAGTTTTGGAGACTGTCATGCTGCCAATTACATCATGCCCCTAAAATACAAAACCCCCGATTTCTCGGAGGCCGCTTGTTACGTCTTTGAATGATCCTTAGACGATAATCAGGCCTCCGCTGGTGTCGCTATTGCGATGCCACCGCTGATTCTTGGCCGAATTTCGTTTCGTGTAAGTCATACTCACTCAATACTCCGAAAAATTGAAAACCACAGTTTATTAGCGAACCGTCTCTTGACGATCCTTCACAAAACGATCCCAAACCCAATGGTCGATTCCCAGAGCGTTCAAGATCGGGACGAATACTTCAAACCAAAACTTTCTATTCATTGCTGCTTTCTCCATTGGTCACAACCTCGGCCTGTGTTTCCGGGAAGGTATGGGCGGACGCATCTCCGAAGATAGCCCGTTTCCATGTCTGCCAGCGCACGTCCCTGAGCATTCGCTCTTGTAGTTCAATACATACTACTGAGCCGGGGAGAAGATCGGTTAGTAATGATCCACAACAGCGTACCAAATCCCAAAGACTAGGAACACAAGGAGTCCAATATAGACAAGGCCGTCGATCCAGCCCCACAAGCCAGGATAGTTCCGCAGGTACCAACAGCCAGAGAAAGTGCTCGTCAGTGCCGCCGCTTGTCCCTGTTCCTGCGCCGTAATCTGCGCCATGGCCGTCTGGTAGGCGAACGATTGTTCATCCATTCCTTGGATCTCATGCATACGGCCTTGCAAAGACTTCAATGCAACCATGTTCTGGTCGAAGCTGTTGTCTGGTGTCACCAAGAAGATGGCATCGTGGGAGCCGGTAAGCCCCGCGCCCTCAAGTGCGGCGACATACTTGTCAAGGTAAACGGTTTTCTGCTGGAGTGTAGACGCTTTCACGCCAAGAGCCCAATAGGAACCGATGTTGTTGTCGTATTCGTAGTTCACAACAACTTCATGTCTGACCCAGAAGATACAGAGTAGGATTGAAAGAATCAACGGAAATGCTTTCATGTTAGTCTCCTTGTTCCTTATTCGTACGTGGTTTCATTTCTTGCATCCTTCCGGCAGCATGCAAGTGGTGAAGACCATCTTGAATTTGCCAGTTCTGATGGAACCGACGTTGAGTACTTGGAAGGCTTCAACATAGTTGCCCTGAATTTCAGAACCATCTAGCTCCACCAGACCCCTTAACATTAGGGAGAAATCTTTACAGGTGGCCTCTAGATAGAGCGGTCCGCCATTCAGCGACCCGCTAAACATTCCAGTCACTGGGCATCCCACTTGGACAAGGTCACCGGGTAAGGAGTCGTAAAAGGTACCAGTGATACCCGTTGGGGTGCTTTCTAGAACAAGAGTATTCCGATTGTCTCCCCAAGTCAACCGCCATCGGCCAGTCAAATCTGCAATCTTCTCCGAAGCCAGAACAAACTTTGCCGGCTTAGGCGCGGGCTGCGCGGGTTGGGCCGGTTGCATCGGTTTCGTCGGGGTCGGTATTGGAGCCGGTGGGAGCGACGGAAGCGTCGGTGTAAGTGGCTTGATAGGTTGGGGCAACGTCTGTGGTAGTTGCGGAAGCGGCAGTGGCAAGGGAAGAGGCATTGGGGGAACTCCTTGTCCTACCGCGAAGCTGGCAACTAAGGTCAGTACGATTATGCTTAGAATGTGTTTCATGATTATCCTCGAAATGGGTTATGGACGGCAATCCAAATTTCTAGGATCAACCGTCTGATCTGCCAACTTGTTCGTTCTCCCCAATTGTGGGTTTTCCAATGGGCCGGATATCTTTCTACCCGACCAAACCAGTGGCACAGCGAGCATCCTTGCTTTACTGTGCCCCGGAAGTTGTCGACAACCGCCATCGGATTACCGGATGTTCAACGAGTTTTCAAACTGCTGCCAACGTGTATTCACGGTGCCAGTCGTACCGTTGTTGACCGCCGTGACGTCCGTGTCTTCATTGATCGGTATCGTGATCAGGATGAAAATCGCGGTGCGCGAGTCGACGATGAAGACACGTTCGTATCTGTGCCACCAAATTCCACCCGCAAAGTAAGTAACAGCTCCGAAGGAGTACGGGTGTCCTTGGTAATAGCCATCCGCATTCACCTTTGTATCCAACGAGGCCTGCTGATCGGAAGAAAATGCGCCTGTCAGGTGGTCACGATAGAACTCAGTGTTGGTGAAATTCACAGCAATATCGTGATCGACGGTGCGCACAGCAACTGCCTCGTACACGTTGCCGTCATTTGAGTCGTATTCGATGTTGGAGTTGGTTGAGTTGGAATAGGTTTTGGTGGTCACAGGCCCGTTGAAGTTCGCGGAAAACCGTGTCCCCGTATAGACGCCCTGTGCCATGGCGAAAGCCGAAAGCATAAGAGCGGCCACAAGTGTAAGCAGCAAAGTCGTGCGTTTCATAGTTGTTTCTCCTTTTAAAATTCAAGGGCGGCGAACCGCCCTTGTCTTACTTAATGCGAAGCGAGTACTCGAAGTCCAGCCACTGGTCGCGATCGTTGTAATCGGCTTTGGCGTACTGCGAGATGAAGATCACCGTCCGTGAGTTCACGATGATATAGCGCGTGCGCTCTTTTAACAGTACTCCATCTTTCTCAAACTCGTGGTAGCTGTAAGTGTACGGATGCCCACACCAGTTACCACTTGAACGGCTCCCGGTCTGTTCACCAGCTTCCTGGTCATCATTGCGATAGAATTCCGCCGACGTCATGTCATTCGGAATGTCGTGATCAACCTTGCGGACCAGAATTATCTGGTAAACGTCGTTGGTGTGGGAAGAGTAAGACCAATTGCTGCTTTCATTGTCGGTGCTGCGTCCGGCGTCCTGAAAAGTAACCGGACCGTTGAACGTAGCCGAGAAGTAGTTAGCAGAATACGGTGTGGTTGCATAGCCAGCGTTCGGAGAAACCGGCATGCTCGTTTCGTCGCACTGCGCACCGGCAAATGCGGCAAGCAGAATGACTACCATAGATAGCATCAGTGATTTGAATTTCAAGTTAGTCCTCATGCTCGGAAATTTGCGGAAGTAAAGTCGAGCAGCCTTTACTCCGGTCTAAACCCTTTGCGTACCGAATCGTTAGCTCTTCAATTGCCGCGAACTGTTTGGTGGTGATGCCAGAATCTGTATTGTCCCAATACGTGACTTCCGCTTGAAGCCCTGTGACGTAGGGTTTTGACCCTGATACACATACGGCACCACCCATCTCGATGCGGATTTCGAGTTTTTGCAAATTCGGGATACGTTCTCCGGTGTCAAAATTGTGCACAGAGGCTATCATGTAACCTGGCAAGCACGCTGCAGTGGGTGGTGTTCGTTCGATATCAACTTTGAGTCAGCATGCCAAAAGCCACCCGTCCAAAAATCCAGGTAAGTGTCGGCGACTAATTTTGAGATCGCGGGCCGGTTTACTCCTTCGGGCAACTTGGAATTACGTCGGGCGTCATCCAATAGTGCAAACATTTCTTCCGCCAGTGCTTTAACTCTGGTGAGAGAACCGTACTGCCCCTTGCGAATCTCAATGAGGAAATCTTTTTCCGGGCGCGGCAACGTGATATGCCCGGTCTTCATTAGTTCGATACCTTCACCAAGGATGCGGATGATGTGCATGGCAGACTTGGTATCGTAACCGAACTGTTCGGTAAGTTCTGGCCGTTGTCCGTGTTTCCCCGCTCCAGCGTCACCGTTCAATCGCCGTAGTTGGGCCTCAGCGAACGCCTTAAAGTGGAATCCTGCCCAAGACGAAACAAACATGGAAGTGTTGGGACGGATGTGTTTTTCCCAGGATGAAGGTTTGAAGGACAGGTTGGGTGTGAAAAGGAAATGCAATGCCGTAGCGTTGCCCTTCGCCGCCATACCAGCCCATTTGCGAAGTGAGTATGCCGCGAAGTCTACGTCATCCGGTCCATTCCGTCGTTTACTGTCGGCTGTACTCCAGACAAAGTGTTCTGGCTTTTCAGTCACCATTGTTAAATTTTCGTCTGGGTAGGATTCCGGAATGCCGAGAGCTTTGCTAGGAGCAGGGATGTAGATGCCGTACAGGTCAAGATCGTCGGTGCCGGCAATCTTAGCGCCGTGGGCTTCGGAGCCACCAATGAACAGGTGGATCAACGAGTCGGCCTGTTCAAACCCGGTGCTCTTAACGATTTCGCGAAGCTCTAAGACGCGGTTGCTATCCATTTGGTTTCCTTACTCTACGGACCCAGTGTTAGAAACGGTTATCCCTAGTATGATATTAACTACCTAAACGAACATTGCAAACGAATCAAATTCGGTGCTGTATCGGAGACCGCAGCGAATCATGTCACGGACCTGCTCTTCGGTGGCGACCTCAGCAATCTTTTTCGCATCAGTAGCCCAGAAAATTTCATCGTGCTCGGCTCCTTCGACAATGTCGCATCGCTCGCCGCTGCCATATGGGGCAGCTAATTCGTCCAACATCAAGAAGCAACAGAGATCGGGAACCGGATGACGGGGATTCTCGATGCGTTCGAACTTGAGGAATTCTTCCTCGTATTTGTCGAAAACTTCTTTGAGATCAAGCATCGTTCCTCCCGTAATCAGTCAAAAAGTGATCCTATCAGAGCTTCGTAAGTCACCGGGTCGTCATCGGTGTCAAAGTCCGGTCCCAGATCAATCACAATCGGCTCACCATTTTTGTCGGTCATGTACCATGTGCCATCAATGCGACGGCTGTCAACATCACCGTAACCGAAAATTCCGGTACGTATCACTCCGGTGACCCAAGCACGGACTATGCTGTCTAGAATCACGGCCCACCAAAGTCCTATCACAATGAAAGCAAGGGCACCGGCTATGACTTCACTCATATTTCTCCTATTTCAGCGCGGCCTTCACCGCCAGGTTGTAATTGTCGGTAATGGCGTTCAATTCCTTCCGGCCCCGTTCCTGGACTTCCAAGGCCTCGTCGTAACGTGCCTTGTCCATAATGCCATACAGGTTCTTCTGGATCAAATCCACAATCACTTTGGGTTCCAGTGCGTCTAACTCCCAACTCTCGTCCCCATACTTCTGCAAGTAAGACTCAAACCGCGAGTCCGTGGTTTTGGCCGGGTTAGGTGGCGGATTGTATGTCTGTACTTGCGGCATGTTCAGCGCGATGCGACGAACGTCCACCGGGCGGCCCACAAATAGAGAAAGTCTTTCCGCGATGTCCCTTGACATATCAATACCGCTAGGATCGTGATCTCCAAGATGGAAAATTACTGTCTTTTGCCGAAATTCTTGACCCTTGTTCCGTTTGTGCGGTCCGTCATAGGTCACGAGATTTTGCCGGTGGCCTAGGATGCGCTGGGCTGCGTCCCACATAGCTGTCTGGCTAGTATAGCCGCGACAGGAGAAATAAGGAACATCCAGTGGTTCGCAAGCGGCGGCGATAACACCTTCCAAGGCGTCTTTCTCGACCCAAACTTCAGGACGGATAGGTTGCCAGCGCCAAAGGTCGTTGTGATAGGAATTAGCTGCCCCACGCAAGATGTTCGCGGGTGTTTCCCAACTTGCTAAAATCTCAACGTTGCGTGTTCGGTCTTCAATGGCGTGCCAATCCACCAGACCGGCCAACCGAGCGTCACTTATGAGTTCACCCAATCGGTTATATGCCCGGACTTCATTGGGGATAATAGCGCGGGACACCAGCTTGTAGTACAACTGCCGGAGAGTTAGTACGAAACCTTGCGCCCGGTAATCCGCAATGATCTTGTTGGCCATTTCAATCATGACCAAACGGTCGGGTGAGAATGCCTTGTCGAGATATTTGATCTTAGGCATATTTCAATACCTCTACTGTGATTTCTACCTGATCACCCCACTGACGGCTGTTGCTATGGACTTTCAACCGTATCCCGAAAGGTTTAAGGATACGATTGATTTTCGGGATCATGGTATAGTCAAGGAGACCGAACGCGGGCTTTGAATCCATGTTACATACTACTGAGGCTCAGCCAATAATAGCTTTGGTGATGATGTTGCTGTCTATGGAGAGTTGAACGCGAAGAGGATCGTAGTCTTTGAGAGCAGTGGCTGTCCACGCATTATTGTGGACGATTTTGGTTTCATAGCCGTATTCCGCGATGCGGCGTTGTGCTTCCTCTGAAGTGAGGCCTACAAAGATCTCGGGATCTTCTATGCGAGTGATCATAGCCCCTCGATTTGTATCAGAAATTGGGAGGATAGCGGAACAAATTGCGCAGGCACCTTCAGCGATTCCATGCGGGCAAACATCAGTTGCTCGGGACATGTTTTACCTCAAGATTGGAAGTTTTCATCTATCAAGACCAGGATATTTCGCAGCTTCCGCAGCACCTGGCATTCGCAGGGCGACCATCTCCAGTTTGTTCTTTTCGGTAATACGGTGATCGTCTATGCGCTGCTTGAGGCAATCACGACGCCACATCTCCTGTGAAGTGATGGCTACTACGTCGGACGCCCGCGCCATGCGAGAACGTTCTTTCCATTCTTTGTAGGCGGTATGATTCCGATGGTAGTTGGCTCTCTTACCTGGCATTTGGACTCCTTAAAAGCTAAAAGCTCAGTTGATACTACTCAAGGCCGGAGAGGAATGGCTACGAATCTGTTGAAGGATCTCATCGGTGGTGGTTAACGTCACTCCCAGCTTTTGCAACTCGTTTAGCGTTTTGATTCCCTCTTTGAAATTTAAGGTCTTGATCGCATCGCGGACCAGAGTCACCCGCCGCCCTCTCATTAACAATCCTCGTGCTGCTGCGGCGACACAATATTCCATCACTACGCCGAACACTACATATTGTACATCGCCTAAGTGTTCCACTATCTCGTCAGCGTGATGCGTTTGGAAGATGTCAATTGTCTGCTTCTCTAGAAGGATCTGGTGGTATGCTGACCGCAAAAATAGTGGAAAAGCTTCCTCCACAAAACGCAAATGGGGTTTCTTCCGGGGATCGTTTTCAAGTCTGACGTAAGTGTCAGCCAAGGCTTCCGGGACCAGTTCCGCACCGGGTGTTCCTTTTAAGCAATGGGGAGGAAACGTTTCGAATTCAGAATCGTTGGGTGAATGGGCGTCACCAGTTGAAACCAGGAACACTCCGGGAAGCCGCGTCGCGTCAGTCAGCCTGCGTATGTTGGGCAAGAGATGGTCAGCACCCGGTACATAGAGTTTGCCGCTGGGCAGCATGAAATCCGCTTGCACATCGACTCCCCAGAGGATCGTGTGATAACTCATTGTTTCTCCCGGCGTTCTCTTTCCATATCAAGGCGAGCTTCCCAGATCTTCTCAGCAGTGGTTAGAGCCTTGCGGATGTCAGTGTATTGGAGGTCGCTGTTGGCGGTGTAGATCCGGACCAGAAGAGAAGCTGCCATCAAACAAACTAGATCGTCAAGTTCCATGTTGTTTAATACTACGGAAATGGTAGCGGTTGTCGGTATCGGGCCGACCCGGCATCCCTAATCTGGGGACAACTCCGAGGGATATAAAGCCTCGCTGCTCCCTGAGCTAACCGCCGAATTTGGTGTGCTAGACAGGAGTCGAACCTGCATGGCCCGTAAGGACCAGAGGGGTTTAAGCCCTCAGTGTCTACCAATTCCAACCACTAGCACAAAATCATAGTATCAAAGCCCAGGACTGGATCAAGCCTACTAGACGGTCCTCAAAAATGTCCCCGTTGGGCAGCACTCGGGCCAGGCTCCTTTCCTGGCCCTCTTGCTTTAATTCGTGGGGCGGTTTCAGCCTCTCACCCAACTGCCCGCATCAGCCCGAAAGCCCTAAGCCGGCAGTGCGGGATTCGAACCCGCGATCCGCGCCGAAGCGCGGATACCCCGTCTTGGCGGCGAGAGCGGGAGTTGAACCCGCAAGCCCGGTGTTACCCGGAACTACAGTTTTCGAGACTGCTGGACTTTCCTGTGTCCAACCTCGCCATAACTCTTCCGAATTGCCAACCGTTTTGTTGGTGGCTTAAAATCTCATCGGCCTTCACCGGTTTATTTCCTAGTTCCGGATGGGTCATCCAACGTCGTCCATAAAGTGCTTTTCTTGACCCTGTAATTTTTCTTAATCCGATCCGTATGAGTTCAATCGATTCGGCTTTGTGTTTTCGCCCTGTCCAAGTTTTCCTTTGTCCTTTTCTAGTCTTTTCAAGCCATCCGTCTGAAGCTCGTGCAGCCGCTGCACCCTTCTTAGAAATCTCGATCCAACGGGTTCGAAAAATGTGGTCGTCTTTGATTTTCTTAATCCGTGCCTTATTGGCTTTCTTGCCATTTTCTGCTTTGTTGTTAATACCAGTTCTGTTGATCCAATCAAATCCGCCCTCGCCGCCCTTCCGCATGTTCATGCAAAGTGGATCACGTCCACGATAGCATTGAATGAGTTCATCCTCTTTGGCAAACGCCGAAGCTGCATTGGTCTCGTCAAAGATGAACAAGACCTCTTTCTTGAATCGCTCCGGGCCATACTTTGCTATTGCCCGCCGAATGTAATTCCCCGAACCCAAATAATCGTCACCAGGATTCATTGTCTTGTGGACACCGAAGTAGTATTTCCCGTTGACCAGATTCGTCGTTCTGTACACTGTGTAAAACATCAGGAACCTCCCTAGTACTCAATAGAATACTAGGAAGTCCCGGAAGCGGAAGAGGTCGGAGTCGAACCCACAACAGCCCATCTCTGAACTGTAACTGTTTTCAAGACAGCCGGACTATCCACGTGTGCCATCTCTTCCATCTTGGCGGAGGAAGTGGGGTACGATCCCACATGCCCGGTTTTAAGACCGAAGCACCTGATTTCCAGTCAGGCGAGCCACCAGTTGCTCAATTCCTCCAAATTTTGGCGGTGGCGGCAGGTGCTGACCCTGCGTGCCCTCTTCCGAGAAGCTCCGGTTTAAACCGGCGGATTTACCGTTCTCCCACGCCACCAAATCGATTTCTACGATACCCTTACAATCCTCCGAACAAAACAAAAGCCGCCATCTCTGGCGGCTGATTTGATTGTGGGTACCTTTTTCTAATCTCTTAGACGCCCACACCACCAGCCGCCCCTATGCAACTAGAGCAACTTGACGATATGGTGTGTAAGCGTGTCATCTCAATTGAATACTACTGAAGCCCAAAAAGTTTCGGTTATTAGCGATTACCAGGAATTCACCACTCGTATGATCTTGATGGCCGGTGCAAGAACTTTCAAAGTCTCCAAGTCAATCTCGTAACCTTGGTAAGTTTCGTCGTTGTATTCCTTGACCGCCTTGTTGTACTTCTTTTCAAAGGACAGATCGATTTTAACCCCCGCTGGGTCCGGAGTTTCGCCATTGAAGAAATCTTCTATTTCTTTTGGAATAGCGATTCCGGCTGCTTCACAAGCAGCGTATGCTTTTGACATCCTTTGAAAGTTTGCATCCGGTGGGATGAACCCTTTTACGCACGTTCCCATGCTCATTGCACTAACCTCCCTAGTGTCTGACGGCGCTTCCAGTCAGAACTTTGAACTATCATTTCCTTGGCCAGCAAGACGGTGCTGCGTGATCCTGGTTTGGGCCGGGTATCTTCGACCCGTACACGGCAAGCGACGTATTCGCTATCCATGTTCTTGCAGTATTTGATCAAATCTTTCATCGAAGGGAAGACATGGAACCCGGCGCGAAATCGCCGCCCGCCGCCCGGATTGGTAACGATTTTCTGCTCAGCTATCTGCCACCAATCAAGCGGGAAGATACAGCTTTCGTGATGCTTATGAAAGAGTGTCCTCGGTCCCCGAGGATCGTTGCGAAATAGGCGATAGGCGATCAT